GTAGCGCCGTCTTGCTTGGTCATGTACGGCTTACCTTCACCGCAATCTATATCCATGAATGCAGAGCGTAGATATAGCGCGTTCTCAGTTGTACGTGCGCCTGCCTTTACAAAACTGGCTAGGGCAAAGTACGTGTCGTACTTATCGTCGTTGAACTGTTTTATTACTGGTTCAAGGTCTTCTACTTTGTTTACGTAGATATGTTGTTTTTTGTTGCTGCTGAATTCCGCCAAGCATAAAACACCCGCCGACGGCACTACAGCCGCGATGAACTCTAGCGGTTTCATGTGTACCCTTCAGGTGTTTTAAGCGGTTGCTGCTAGTTCATCTTGTAGTTTGTACGCTGTCTGTACAAGGGCTATCTGCCATGCGAGTGGTAAGGAGTTTCCACAAGCTACTTCATGGTCTGCTAAGCGCAGCATCTCGGCAGTGGTCAGGCTTTCAGGTCGAATTTTAAGCATATGTCCCTCCAAGCGTGTTCCGCTGTATCGGCGGAACTGAGTATGGCAAGTAGTTTTGTAACGCGGGAGACGTAGTATGGAGCAACCGGTCTTCCTAGGAACCAGTTGTATACCGTCTGCCGTGTCGCCCCTGTAGCTTTTGCAATCCGTATTACGGAAAAATTAAGACGTACCGCATGGCGTCCGAGTTTATTGCCGTTGGTCTGGGCATTCTTTTGAATATTTAAAACCAAATCAGCCGTATAAGCCATAGTGTAATTGGGGGCCGAAGCCCCCGTTCCTTTTTTATTAGTCGTCTGTATCCCATGCAGCTACGATGCTTGCCATACCCTTATTAACCGGGATGCTTGGGGCCTCTGCTGTCTTGCGTACTACCGGCTCTTCAGTATCTTCCGGCTCTTCCACCTTCGGCTTAGCTTTGGCTTTCGGCTTTTGCTTTGGAGCTTCTTCTTCCTCAGCCTCCTCAACAGGTGCTGCCAACTTAGGAACTGCTACAGGCGCAGAAGGTGCCTTGGCGTTAAGCAGCACGGCAGCTTGAGCAGCTTCGGTCTTACCCTTGGCTTCTACAACTGCAAACTCTTCGTCAGTCAGCCAGCTTGCTGTCTTGAAGAACAGCTTGGGCGAGGCTTCTTTGGTATCAAAGCGAATGCGCGTCACTACTTCATTCGGTACGATGTTCTGCGCTTTCAGCCAGTGTCCGTAGGCTTGCAGCGGGAAGTTGCCGCCATCTTCCTTGCCAAATAACGACCTGCCGGGGACAACCAACTGCATTACGTTGCCGGATACATCGCTGGCAAGAACCAGCGCAAGGCGCTTTTGAAACCGGCACGCCTTGCTGTCTCCATTACCGGAGCCAGCGATGTTATTAGGGCAGTCGGCGCATGACGTAGCCGGGGCTTCGCGCACATCGGCATCAGGCTTGTTGCCGTCCGAAGACCAGCATGCCGGAGCAGATACTACGTTTTCGTCGTATTTGGCCGGATAGAACTGCCGCTGTATTTTTGGGTCAGCGTTGACGATAACTACGTCAATGTAGCGCTCATCCAAAGCAGCGATTTCCTTGCCCTCCGCAATCAGGCGGAACACACCACCCTTGATAGAGATGCGGTGCGGAAAGCCGCCGTTACCACCGCTACCACCAGCCAGTGCTTTGGAGAGGGAAGACTCCTTGTTGCGGTTACGCGCAAAGGCCGGGAGTTGCGTAGGGTTAAACGTAAGATTGTTAGCCATTTTGTGTCCTGTTTCCTATGTAGGTTTTCTGACTGAAATTTCGTATGACGAATCGGAATTCAAACCGGGGGGAACAACGCCCGGATTGTCTGCCAAAAATATCGCCATGTTCTTTTGTGCGATACGGCGTTCTACCAACTCAAGCGTTTTATGCTCCAGCATGAACTGTTTGAATGCATCCCAGTCATGTGTTTCATAACGCGTGGTCAGCTTCATCATTACCGTACCGTGATCGGTTCTCACCGACTTGGAACCCAGCGCTTTCATCTGATCTTTCATAGCGCCGGATACTACTGCTTGCTGCTCTTTCAACGCGCCTACTTCGGCTTCGTACGCTTGGGTAAGTGCGCTTATTTTGTTGCGCATCTTCAGGTACACCTTTGCAAGCGTGTCCATTGGCATTACTTCTTCTGTAGTCATGTGTACTCCTTTTTGGGTGTTGCTAGTCAAATACTTTACACTTTAATTTTTGTTTGTGCAAGTTCCTCCGTATAAAGTTGTATGAACATGTTGTGGTTTTCAACGCGGCCACTTAACTGCTTGAACATACGGCGTTCTATATCGCTTGCCTGTATGTGTACTACAGTTACTTTATCTCCTACTTGCCCAACACGGTCTGCGCGTGCTATGCACTGCAGATATGTTTCAACTGACATGACTGGCCCCCAAAATACAACCGTGTCTGCTGCGGTCAACGTGACACCGTGTGATGCTGCTTGCGGTTGAATGATAAGAACCCTTGGCGCATCCGTTGTTTGAAACTCATTGAAGATCAACGCCCGTTTAGAGGCAGTGACGTCTCCGTGTATCTTCTTGGCGTTGATTCCTTTCCTAGCCAAGAATGCTCCAATCGTAGTTATGCTGTGTCGATACGGAGCAAACACAAGAACTTTCTTGTTTGTTTCTTCCAATACTTCAAGCAGTACATTCAAGCGTGGAGCACAGTTGAACTCCACCACTTCATTGTTGTCCGTGTACGCAGCCCCTGCTGAAATCTGCAACAGCTTGTTGACACTTGCGGCGGCGTTGATGGCAGAGATAGTTTCCCCTGCTGTCTGCACAAGCATCTGATCCTTCAGCATCCGGTAATATTTGATCTGCTGCGGTGTCATCTCCGGTTCCCGTACCACGGTTACAACAGGCGGCAAGTCAAGGCACTGCGCTTTGGTAAAGCGTATAGCTGGTTGCAGTACGCTATGTACCTCTGCATGCGCTGTATCTTTAGCCGCCCACTTGAACTTTGTTACTTGTCGCATAACCTTGTCCCGCCAAGCCGAGGAGAAGCGCGGTACGCTGTTTGGATTGAGCAGCTTGGCCAACCCATAGGCATCCTCCGGTGATTGCGCTGCGGGGGTTCCTGTCATCAGCCACGCGTGTGTCTGTGGCTTGATGAGCTTGTTCAACGTCTTCCAACGGTTAGTGCTGACGTTCTTCCAAGCATTGGCTTCGTCACCAATGATCAGATCAAAGCGCCCGTCCTTATCAATGGTTTCAGCTACAAGCGGAAGGCCATCATAGTTACAGATAATAAACTCGTATCCTTTTTGAATGATTTCCTTACGGCGTTCTCCCTTTGAGTGATACGCAATCGCGGCAGTACGATGAACCACGCTCTTGGCTATGTCTGCCAGCCACGCAGCTTGCATGATGGACAGGGGACACAGAATTAGGCAGCGGCGAATCTTGCCTTTCTTCATCAAGTAGTCAGCAGCCCATAGCGCTGATAGAGTCTTGCCTGTTCCCGGCTCACTAAACACAAATGCTTGCTTGTGCATGGTCAGGAACGCTGCGGTTTCACGCTGGTGGTCAAACGGTTTGTACTTACCGGGCCACCCATAGTCGCGCAGTATCGGAGAAGGTACATTACGTACCCCCAAATTCTTCAGCACCCGCACTTCATCAAGCCCCCAAAACACAGCGACCTCATGAACACCTTTACGTACTTCTCCTAAATTCTTGCTGCGCGGTATGATTTCGTACTTCTGCGGGTACTTGGTAAGAAACACCAGCGCTTTGTTATCTACGATTTGCATTATTTACCGTTGTCGCTTTCGTTGGCTTTCTTGCTGCGCAAACGCAGGTTGCCGGGAGTGGACTTCCCTCCGTTACGCAAGGGCTTGATGTGGTCTATGTCTTTGCCGGTGCGATCCACACCTTTCTTATCCAGAGTACGTCTGGCGCGTTGCCGCTCATGTTGGCGGGAGTCTGGGCCGGATATGCCATTCTTCAAGTCTTGCTGGTACTCTTTCTTGTACGGACGGGGTTTGTTTACGTAAGCCATTCTTATCTCCTAGTGTTTAGGGTGGTACTCACAGCTTCGTACTGGGCACCACGGGCAGAGTCCTGACTGCTTTGGGTTCCATACGTCATGACTATGTGATGCTTCTATGCGTGCGGTGCGCTCTCTGTACATCCACCACAGCGCGTCTTCTTCCTTGCGTTCTACCTTGTGCTTGATAACGGAGTTCTTTACAACAAACAACAGCGCTGAATGTACCTTGTCGATAGCAGGGTAGTGTGCGAACACCAGTAACGACATCAAATCCAACTGCCCTTTATCGGGATACTTGTTGTTGCCTGTCTTGTAATCAACCACCCAAGCGGTTTTGCTTTCTTCATCCAAGATCAGCAAGTCTGCTATGCCACGCACCCACGCATCCGAAGCAGTCCAAGCGCACGGTTCCAGCTTATTGGTTAGCGCCATCTTTATTTCTGCATGTTTGGTGCCTTGCTTATCCAACAATGCATCCAGTGTTGGCTTGACGAATGAGAACTGTGGGGGCAGCGGCACTCCTGTTACATAATCCTCCGCCGCCTTGTGCAGTTGCTCTCCGTAGCGTATCTGCTCAGTGCTATCTTGCTTGTACTTTTTTAGCACCCGCACTTCGTGGTACTTTCTTGCGCAGTTTTCGTAGTCCTTCAGGGCGCTGTGTGACCAAGTTAGCTGCATTTTTTTCCTTTGCTTTTCTATTATTTTCTGCGTCCGCCTTCCAGCGCAAACGCTTTGCGAAGTCATCAACAAACTTTTCGTCATTGTTTAGCGGGTGCTTCATGTCATGCAATACGGCATGCACAACCTCGTGGAGGTACGCTTGACGCATTTCGG